GCGAACAAGACGCAGTCATAATCAAGCCGATCATTCCAACGGTGGTCGTTACAGCCCCAGGTCCGCAGGGTCCATCGGGTGCAGCAGGTTCGGTTTTCTATGTTCACACCCAGGCAACGCCATCAGCGGTGTGGACTATTAACCACGACTTGAACGGTCAACCGACAGCCGTGGTTTTGGATAGCGCGGGAACGCAATGTGAGGGAACTTTCAGTTATCCTTCGGGTAATCAAATGATCATCACATTTAACAGCGCATTTACTGGAACGGCTTACATAATATGAGTCGCTTAGCCTTAACCCCAACTAATGTCCCTGCGAGCGCAACGGATATTTCAACACCAACGCTTCGCACAGGCGATTTGTATTTCAACACAACCGAAGGCTTGAAGGTTTACAACGGAACCGCCTGGGTTGCTGTAAGCGCTACAATCACAGAAATAGATGCGGGCGTATTTGATAGTATTGCCCCTTACAATGGTGGCGATCCAACCACGGCTGCAACTCAAACATTTATTGGAGGAACACCATGAGCGTAGTAACGCAAATACAAATCAGACGCGGAACTGCTGCGCAATGGACCTCTGCAAACCCAGTCTTATCTGCTGGTGAACTTGGCTTTGAAACAGACACAGGTTTACTTAAAGGTGGTAATGGATCAACCGCGTGGAATTCCCTGCCTTATGTTGGCGCTGGCGACATTACAGGTGTTACTGCTGGAACAGGTCTTTCAGGTGGAGGTTCATCGGGTGCGGTGACGCTCTCAATTGACACCTCAACAACAGTAGATTTAACAACAGCGCAAACGCTGTCTAATAAGACCATGTCAGGTTCATCCAATACATTTAGTAGTATTGGCAACTCAAGTCTTACCAATTCAAGCATTACGATAAATGGAACTGCGGTTTCATTAGGCGGATCTGTAACGATTGAAGCATCCAGTTTCGTTCCTTCGTTTATGTTAGGTGGTATGTAATATGGCCCGTAAGTTTCTAGTCTCAATAGACTTAAACAAGAATGAATTGCAGAATGCAGTTGTTCAGAATTTAGGAACAGCACCCACATCGCCAACTGCTGGTCAGATTTACTTCGACACCGTTGATAACGAACTGTATTTTTACACAGGCACTGCTTGGCAGAGCGTGCAATCAAATGCGCAAGTTACTTATGGACTGCTATCTGCTCGCCCTGCCGCAGGTGAAGCGGGCCGTTTGTATTACGCAACTGATAACTACCTGTTGTATTTTGATGATGGAACAACCTGGACACAGATCAATAACTTTGGAACCGTAACTGCTCAAACATCTTATGGAGCATCAAGCGGCAACGGTTCCTCTACAAACTTTGCACGCGCAGACCACACTCACGGAACGCCAGCGCTCACAAATACAACACCTCAGGCTTTGGCTATCGATGGAAACGGTGCGGTAGGAACTGGATCAGCACCAGCGCGTGAAGACCATGTCCATGAGATGCCTGACTTTGGAAGCGTTACTGCACAGACTTCTTTTGGCGCTTCAAGCGGCAACGGATCAAGTGCGAATGTCGCAAGAGCCGATCACACCCACGGAACTCCTGTCCATGACAACACAGCGCACAGCACAATCAACCTTTCAGCATTGGCTGCGCCACTAACTGATGTTTCACTTGCTTCTTACAAGATTACAAACCTTGCTGCCCCTGTTGCATCAACAGATGCGGCTAACAAGCAATATGTAGATGATGTAGCCCAAGGCTTAAACATCCACGCTGCTTCTTATGCTGCAACAACTGCAAACCTAAACGCTACCTATAGCAACGGAACCTCAGGAGTTGGCGCAACTCTTACAAACGCAGGAACACAAGCCGCGTTTGGCACAGACGGCACAACCCCGCCAATCAACTCTCGCATTTTGGTAAGACTTCAGACCGATACAACTCAGAACGGTATCTATACCCTCACAACAGTCGGTAGCGGTTCCACAAACTGGGTCTTAACTCGTGCTACAGACTTTGACAGCGCAGTTGAAATCGCTGGCGGCGACTTTACCTTTGTGGATAACGGAACCACCCTGGCAAATACAGGCTGGGTGCAGGTTGATGAGGTCACAACAGTTGGAACAGATCCGATCGTTTGGGAGCAATTCTCAGGCGCTGGAACTTATACAGCCAGCAATGGTGTCCTGCTTACAGGCACAAACTTCACAGGCGTTGTGGTTGCAGGTGGCGGATTAACCGTTGGAGCCAGCGGCTTTGACATCGATGCAACGGTAGTCGTCAAGAAATATGCGGCAAATGTTGGCGATGGATCAGCCACTTCTTACACAATTTCACACAACCTTGGAACCAAGGATGTCCAGGTCACCGTTTACGATAATTCAGCACCGTATGCAGAGGTTGTTTGCGATGTCCAACATTCGACAACCACCGCAGTCACGCTATTGTTCTCAGTAGCACCAACATCCAACCAATACCGCGTGGTGGTCCAAGGCTAAACCTACAGGGGAGATACACATGGGTCTAAGAGACCGTATCGCAAAAGCACTACTGCAAGGCCAAACAGAAAAGGCTCCGAACCTGCCAGCAGGATCGGTTACTTTGACCGAACAACAGATGCGCTTGAATGCGCTGAACCAAATCGCGCAGAACTATGGCAACTCCACGCCTTTACCTCGCAACCCTTGGCTATCGACTGTTCCATTTGGGCCAGGCACTCCGATCACACCAGGGGCAATCAACCCTGTCCGTGAGGATGGCCGCCCTGATCCTCGTCGTTATGAATACCAGGTTGCGCAAAACATAAATGTTACAGAAACACGCCTGGTTCCTTTTAAGACCCTGCGTGCTTCGGCTGATCAGATTGACATCCTTCGTAGATGTATTGAAGTTATTAAAAACAAAGTTACAGGCCTTGATTGGGACATCGTTCTTGGCACAGACGCTTCAGAAAAGATTGCAGCAACTTCAGGTGGCGACCATGTTCGCGCTATGGCTAAGGCTCGTGAAAAATACACAGACGAGATCAACCGTATGCGCACCTTTTGGGAAAACCCTGACCGTTCAAACGGTCTGACCTTCTCTGACTGGTTAATGACCGCGCTTGAAGAGATACTTGTAATTGATGCTTGGGCTGTTTGGCCACAACGCTCTGTTGGTGGAGATTTATACGGCCTTCAAATCTTGGATGGCTCAACTATTAAGCCGCTTTTAGATGATCGCGGTATGCGCCCTATGCCGCCCAACGCAGCCTTCCAGCAGATCCTTTATGGCTTCCCTCGCGCAGAGTTCACAGCCAACGATGATGATCCAAGTGCCGATGGTGAATTCACGGCCGATGATTTGCAGTATATGGTCCGCAACCGTAGGACAACTTCCGTGTATGGCTTTAGCCCAACAGAGCGAGCGTTGCCTTTGGCCGACATTTACCTGCGTCGTCAGCAATGGATCAGAGCCGAATACACCGATGGCGTTCTACCCGAGTTGATGTTTACAACCGATGAGAACTGGGGAACAAACCCTGACTTATTGCGTGCCTATGAGAACATTTTCAACGATGATCTAGCAGGTCAGACACAACAGCGTAAGCGTCTGCGCTTATTACCAGCAGGTATGACCCCTGTTCAATTTGAAGCCTATGGCGAGAAGTTCAAAGACACTCTTGATGATTATTTGATCACCTCTATCTGTGGTCACTATGGCGTTCAACCAGCCGAGATCGGTTTCGCACCGAAGGGCGGGCTGGGAGGCGCTGGTTTCGAGGAAGGTCGGGCTGAAAGCGCGGAGGCTATCGGAACACAGCCTTTGGTTAACTGGATCAGCAAGATGCTGACCAACATCTCTTACACATACCTTGGTATGCCACGAGAGTTGGAATTTAAGTTGATGACTTCAAAGCGCCTGGATAATGAAACCAACGCACGCAAGAACCAAATCGAAGTAACAAGCGGTGGCAAAACAATCAACGAGCGTCGTTCCGAACTAGGACTTCCTTTGCTTGATACACCACAGGCCGATATGCCAATCCTTATGGCTGGGGCCAGCACCTTCTTGTTTAGCCCTGACGGAATTATTGATGCGTCAACTGCCTCGACAGCACCTGCTCTTGCGGGACCAAATGCAAGTCCAATTGAACCTGTAACCGAAGTGGGCGAAAAACCACAAGAGGAACCAGGCATTCTTGAAGAGGAAGAGATCGACAACGAAACAAAGGCCGAAGTAAAAGCCTTTATGAAGTGGGCAAACAAAGGTAAACGCGCTCGCTTATTTGAATTCAAAGCACTCGATCCGATTGTTGGTGATGCTTTGAACCGTTGCGCTTACGAAGGAGATCTAGAAAGCGCTAAAGCGCTCGCCAAGGCTTACCTGTCATGAAGTGGGGGCCTTTGTTAGCCGATGGGCGTATGGCTGCAAAGAGTGCCGTCAAAATCAGAGCAGCGTTGGCACAAACGGCAGAGTTTAAGCGGATCTATGGTTGGTATTTAGAAACCCAACCTAATATTTCAGGCAACCGCGCTCAAGATCGCGCCCGCGCTCGCGCATGGGTCATGCTGAATGTGCGGGTCAATATGACAGCCGTTATTGGAGTATTAGAACGCGTTTATGCAGAGGGCTGGGTTACGGGTGAGGCCGCTGCTGATGATGCAATTGCTAGGGCGCGTTTAGCAAAGAAGGCAGCCGATGATGATCTTATTGACTGGTCTTTATGGAGTCCTGGCGATGAGGCTGCGGCACTTTTACTTCGCCCAAGTAAAGCCTTCCAACGCTTCCTGGCTCGTTTTGGTATAACCCTAAAGGAACTAACCAACACAACCGTTAACGACATCGGTAATTCAATCGCTGATGCTCTAGAGCAGGGTTTATCAGCCAATCAAGCAGCCAAATTAATCAGGCGCAATGTTGCCTCTCCATCTCGGGCTTTAATGATTGCAATCACCGAACAAAACCGAGCCATGTCTGCGGCAACGGTTAACCGTTACAAAGAAATGCAAATCATGGAGATGGAATGGGAGGTATCTGATCCCTGCGACAAGTGCGCTCAAAACGCAAACCAAGTAGTGCCTATTGGGGGAACTTTTAATTCGGGTGACACCCAACCGCCCGCACATCCCAATTGCCGCTGCGCTTTATTGCCAGTCATTCCTGACTTCGGTGATGAAATGCCTATGGGCGCGACACTTGTAGGCGTTCCGACAAGATAACCCTGCTAAAGTATTACTACGCAACAGATAAGGATCAAAATGGCCGATGGATTTGTTCCACCACAACAGGTGCGAGCCAATGCCAAACGCGGTCTTGAACTTCGCAAGAAGCACAACCGAGGCGGAACAGAAGTAGGCGTTGCCCGCGCTCGAGATTTATCGAATGGCGCAGCGCTATCATTAGACACCATCAAACGCATGAATTCTTATTTTGCCCGTCACGAGGTGGATAAGAAAGGCGAAGGTTGGGGAGTAGACAGCGCTGGTTACATCGCTTGGTTACTTTGGGGTGGCGATGCAGGATGGTCCTGGGCTAAAGGTATTTTGAGACAACAAGAAAGCAAGGAGAAATCAACGGTGAATGATCTAACCACTTCGTATTTCAGTATTGAAAAGGCGGACCGTCAGCCTGATGGCACTTTGATGGTTTATGGTAAAGCAACCGATGACTCCGTTGACATTGATCAGCAGATTTGTGACGCTGCGTGGCTAGATCGTGCAATGCCAGCCTGGTTCAAGTCGGGTGGAAATATCCGCGAGCAACATTCAAGTATTGCTGCGGGAGTGGCAAAAGAATATGAAGCAAAGGCAGACGGCCATTACATCATGGCCCATGTTGTTGATCCAGTAAGCGTTAAGAAAGTAGATGCAGGAGTCCTGCGTGGCTTCTCAATTGGAATTAAATCACCACGCGTTGTGCGTGATACAAAGGCTGCAAACGGCCGTATTGTTGATGGACAGATTGTTGAAGTATCCCTTGTAGATCGCCCAGCCAACCCAAACTGCCAGTTGGTTCTAGCCAAAAGCGTAGACGGTCAATCTAGCCTGATCCAGGTTGAGGAATACATCGACAAGGAAGAGGCCAAGCCAAACTACGAAAGCATCAACACAGGTGGAGAAGGTTATGAGCCAGCCGATAAAGAACTCTATAACCGCGTCAAGAATGAGGCCAAGGATAAGTTTGATGTTTACCCATCAGCCGTAGCCAACGCTTGGATCGTGCGCGAGTATAAGAAGCGCGGTGGAACTTACAAGAAAGAACCAAAGAAAAAGAAATCTACCGATGTAGAACTCCGCAAAGCATTACAATCTGCCCTACACTTACTATCGCTGAACAAGTCAGAGGAGACCTTAATGAAAGATACAGTCGAACTTCCTGTTGAAGCCATCGGGGACCTTCTCAAGTTTGATAAAGCACAGTATGAAGCCGCACGCGATGCCCTTGCTAACTTAATTTCAGTTGAAGCAAACGGTATGCGCGAAGGCCACAATGAAATACAATCTATTGGACACCTTCTTGAAGCCGTTATGCATCTCCATGCATGGTATGAAGGAGAAAAAGCAGAGGGAGAAGTCATGGAAGAAACAGAAATCGAATTGGCTGTTAAGCCTACAGAAAAAGAAATGAAACCAAAGAAGGGTGAGTCCTTAGCAGAGTTCAAAGC